TAAGACAAGCGGCATTAGCTTTTGGAGTCCATAAGAATACTATAAAAAAATTATATTATATTAAATAAAATGGATATTAAAGAAACAAAAAATAATATCATAAAAGCTGGACACAAAGCGGTATTGGAGTTAATCAAAGTAGCTGAGGAAGCTATTTTAGATAATGGCGAAGAAGACTTAGCGGCAGACAAATTGAAGAATGCAGCGGCTACTAAAAAGCTTGCAATATTTGATGCTTTTGAAATACTTACTAGAATTGAGTTAGAAGAAAAAATATTAAACGAAGAAGAAGCAGCAAAGGATAATACTCAAAAAGTATTTAAAGGTTTTGCAGAAGGGAGGTCTAAATAATGTACGAACAAAACTTATTTAGGATTGTATCCAACTATATTAAACCTAGCGTTTTAAAGCAACACAATCGTAATAAAAAATGGGCATATGGGTATAATAAAGACCATGATATGGTTGTTATTAGTAAGAGTGGAAAGATTGGTGAAATTGTTGAAATCCAAAATTTAAAAATAGCATTACCTGAAATAGAAAAAGTATACTCTAGATCTAATAAAAAAGAAGAACAATATTGGGAAAAGATAGAGTATCCAAAAGAACTAGATAAAATAAAGAATGTATTCGATTGGAATAAATATCCAGATCATTTTAAAGAACAGTGGTACGATTATGTAGACGCTGAATTTAAGTATAGAGATGAGGGTATATACTTCAATAATAATGGAAAGCCAACTTACATAACAGGTACTCACTACATGTATCTGCAATGGAGCAAGATAGATGTCGGAGCTCCAGATTTTAGAGAATCAAATAGATTATTTTTTATATTTTGGGAAGCTTGTAAAGCAGACATGAGATGTTACGGAATGTGCTATTTAAAAAACAGACGTTCCGGGTTTTCTTTTATGTCCTCAGCAGAATTAGTAAACCAAGCAACTATATCAAGTGACTCAAGATTTGGTATATTATCAAAGTCAGGGCAAGATGCTAAGACTATGTTTACCGATAAGGTTGTTCCAATTTCTATTAATTATCCTTTCTTTTTTAAACCAATACAAGACGGTATGGACCGTCCAAAAACAGAATTAGCTTATCGTATACCAGCGTCTAAATTTACAAGAAGAAAGTTAGATAATAACGAAAAAGCAGTAGAGTTAGAAGGATTAGACACTACTATCGACTGGAAAAACACCGGAGACAACTCTTATGATGGGGAGAAATTAAAATTACTCGTACATGATGAAAGTGGTAAATGGTTGAAACCAGATAATATATTAAACAATTGGCGTGTTACGAAAACATGCTTAAGATTAGGTAGTAGGATTATTGGTAAGTGCATGATGGGATCAACATCAAATGCTTTAGATAAAGGAGGAGACAATTTTAAAAAATTATATTATGATTCCGACGTTACAAAAAGAAACAGGAATGGACAGACTAGCTCAGGATTATATAGTTTGTTCATACCTATGGAATGGTCGTACGAGGGATTCATTGATACTTATGGCATACCTGTCTTCGACACTCCAAAAACCCCGGTAAAAGGTGTAGATGGAAACTGGATTGAATATGGTGTTATTGAACATTGGCAAAATGAAGTAGATGGTTTGAAAAATGACCAGGACGGTTTAAATGAATACTACCGTCAGTTCCCAAGAACAGAACAACATGCATTTAGAGATGAAGCAAAGCAATCTTTGTTTAATCTTACAAAAATATATGAGCAAATAGATTATAACGATGACCTTAAAAACTCAAATGTTTTAACTAGAGGAAGCTTTCAATGGGAAAACGGTATACAAGATTCCCAAGTAATATTTTATCCAAATAAGGATGGAAGATTTTTAATTTCTTGGATACCACCTAAACATCTTCAAAATCGTGTAATTATAAAGAATGGACTTAAATATCCAGGTAATGAACATTGTGGTGCATTTGGGTGTGATAGTTATGATATATCCGGAACAGTAGATGCTGCTAGAGGGTCTAACGGAGCACTTCACGGGTTGACAAAGTTTACAATGGAAGATGTTCCTCCTAATCATTTCTTTTTAGAATATATTGCAAGACCTCAAACGGCTGAGATGTTTTTTGAAGATGTACTTATGGCGATTGTATTTTACGGAATGCCTATATTAGCCGAGAATAATAAACCTAGATTGCTTTATTATTTAAAGCGAAGAGGTTACAGAGGGTTTTCAATAAACAGACCTGATAAGGTATGGAATAAGTTGTCGCCAGCAGAAAAAGAAATTGGGGGCATACCAAACTCCTCTCAAGATATAATGCAAGCTCACGCTTCAGCTATTGAAACATATATTGAAAATAATGTAGGATACAATGACGAACAGTATGGCAATATGTATTTTCAAAGAACATTAGAAGATTGGGCAAGATTTAATATAAATAATAGAACAAAGCATGACGCTTCTATTAGTTCAGGTTTAGCAATAATGGCTTGTAATAAACATTTATATGTACCTACTACGCCTTATGAAAAACCTAAATTTGGTTTAGGATTTAAAAGATATAATAACAACGGGGATAACTCCAAAATAATATAATAAATGATTTATACCAATAGCAATAGCTCTTTCCCAAGTCAGGTAGTACCGGATGAAGAAAAGCAAAGTCTAGAATATGGCACACTAGTTGGTCAGGCTATAGAATACGAATGGTTTAATGGAAGTACTGGAGCAGGTGGAACTAATGGTCGATGGAATAACAATTGGCAAAGATACCACAATTTAAGGTTATATGCCAGAGGAGAGCAAAGTGTACAGAAATATAAAGACGAATTAGCTATTAATGGAGATTTATCTTATCTTAATATAGACTGGAAACCAGTTCCGGTAGTACCTAAGTTTGTAGACATTGTTGTTAATGGAATATCAAGTAGAAATTATGAAGTAAAAGCTGTTGCACAAGATCCATATTCTGTTGCTCAAAAAACAAGATATACCCAAGCTCTTACCAATGATATGCAAGCTAAAGAATTACTTGCTAAATTAAAAGATACTTTAGGAGCTGATTTATATCAATCCGCAAACCCAGATACTTTACCTGAGAACGATGAGCAATTGGCATTACACATGCAATTGTCTTATAAGCAAGCAGTTGAAATAGCGGAGGAAGAACTAATTAGCAATTTCTTAGACAATAATAAATATGACTTAATTAATAAAAGATTAAATTATGATTTAACAGTGCTTGGAATTGCTTGTGCAAAAACAAGTTTCAATAAATCTAATGGTATCGTTATTGATTACGTAGATCCTGTAAATTTAGTTTATTCATATACAGAAGATCCGAACTTTGCAGATATATATTATGTAGGTGAAGTTAAGTCAATAAGTTTGCAAGAGTTAAAAAAAGAATTTCCTGATTTAGATGTAGAAGATTTAAAGGAAATAGAAAAGTATCAAGGCAATACAAGTTATACTAGAAACTATAATGGAGCTTATCAAGATGGTAATATAGTACAGGTATTATACTTTGAATATAAAACATATTCAAATCAAGTATTTAAAATAAAACAAACGGAGCAAGGTTTAGAAAAAGCATTACAAAAAGATGATTTCTTTAATCCCCCTCCAAGCGATAATTTTAATGTTGTATCTAGAAGTATTGAGGTATTATATTCTGGAGCAAAAATATTAGGGCATCAAAAAATGCTTAAGTGGCAGTTATGCGAAAACATGACTCGTCCATTAGCAGATACTACCAAGGTAGATATGAATTATGCAATATGCGCTCCTAGAATGTACCGAGGTAGAATAGAATCGTTAGTTAGTAGAATTACATCATTTGCTGATATGATTCAACTAACGCATTTAAAACTACAACAAGTTTTATCTAGAATGGTTCCAGATGGAGTGTTTGTAGACATTGATGGATTATCTGAAGTTGATTTAGGTAATGGAACAAACTACAACCCAGCGGAAGCTTTAAATATGTATTTCCAAACCGGTAGTATTGTTGGTAGATCAATGACACAGGACGGTGGATTGAACCAAGGTAAAGTGCCTATTCAGGAATTACAAACCTCAGCAGGTGGAGCTAAAATACAATCATTAATCTCGGCATACCAATATTATTTACAAATGATTAGGGATGTTACCGGATTAAATGAAGCTAGAGATGGTAGTATGCCTAATAGAGATTCTTTAGTAGGGCTACAAAAAATGGCTGCTGCTTCTTCAAATACAGCTACTAAACATATATTAGACGGAAGTTTATTTTTAACTTTAAGAATATGTGAGAACATATCTAAAAGAGTAGGTGATGCATTACAATTTCCAATTACTGCTAATTCTTTAAAAAATAGTATTTCATCATATAATGTTGAAACCTTAAAAGAATTGGAAAATTTAGATATTCATGATTTTGGCATCTATTTAGAACTAGAGCCTGATGAAGAAGAAAAAGCACAATTAGAACAGAATATACAAATCGCATTACAAACAGGCGGTATAGATTTGGAAGATGCTATTGATATTAGAGAAATCAATAATATTAAATTAGCTAATCAAACATTAAAATATAAGCGTAAGCGTAAATTATTACAAGACCAAGCTAATCAACAAGCTAATATACAAGCGCAAGCTCAAGCCAATGCTCAAACAGCTGAATCAGCTGCAATGTCAGAGGTACAAAAACAACAAGCATTATCTCAAACTCAAATTCAAGTAGCTCAAGCTAAAAACCAATTTGAAATAGAAAAAATGCGTCATGAAGCTCAATTGAAACAACAGTTGATGGAAATAGAATTTCAATATAATATGCAACTGGCTCAACTGCAAAATCAAGCAGCTAATGCAAAAGTTCAAATGGCAGAAGACAAAAAAGATCAAAGAGAAAAATTAAGAGGTTCTATTCAGTCTGATTTAACAAACCAAAGACAAAATAATCTGCCTCCAAAAGACTTTGAATCCGCTGGGTTCGATAATATGAGCGGATTTGATTTCGCTCAATTTGAACCAAAGTAAATTTTTATTAACCAATTTTATAATATTATATCATGTCAGAACCCGTAAAACAAGAAGGGGAGTTTAAAATTAAAACTAAAAAAGCTACTCCTAAAAAGTTAACAAAATCAGATGAACCTACCAAAGTAGATTTATCTGTTGCAAAGCAAGTAGAAGAACCAACAAAAGTAGTAATAACTAAACAAACAGAAGATGCCGTTCAAGAACCAATCGCAGAGGAAAGCGTGTTACGCAATGAACAGCCCAAAGTGGAATTGCAAGGAGTGGGATCAGAAGACGAAAGGGCCTTTGAAAATGTTATTCAAGAAATCAGTGCAGAAGAAATAAAAGAAGAAGCAGAAGAGTTTAAACAAGAAGCTTTAGATATTATAGCGAATCAACCACAGGGTAAACAATTACCCGATAATATTGAAAAGCTTGTTAGTTTCATGGAAGAAACAGGAGGCACTGTAGAAGATTATGTAAGGTTGAATAAAGATTACTCAAATGTTGATAGCGATATTCTATTAAAAGAGTATTATAAACAAACAAGACCACATTTAACCATTGACGAGATTGACTTTTTAATTGAAGACAATTTTGACTATGATGAAGAAATAGATGACGAGCGAGACGTTAGAAAAAGAAAACTCGCATTTAAAGAGGAAGTTGCAAAAGCCAAAAACTATTTGGATGGACTAAAGAGTAAATACTACGACGAAATTAAATTACGTCCTGGTATTAACCAAGAACAACAAAAAGCTATGGAATTTTTCAACCGATACAATCAGGATCAACAAAATGCAGAAAACCAGCATTCTAGATTTAAGAACGACACAAAAGCATTTTTTTCACAAGAATTCAAAGGTTTTGATTTCAACTTAGGTGAAAAAAGTTTTAGATATGGAGTTTCAAATCCAGACGCGGTAGCTGAAAAACAATCTAATATCACAAATCTTATCAAGAAGTTCTTGCATGAAGATGGGTCAGTTAAAGATGTTAAAGGATACCATAAAGCTATGTATGCTGCAGAAAACGTTGACGCTTTAGTAAAACATTTTTATGAGCAAGGCAAAGCCGATGCTATAAAGGATGTTGTAGCAAAATCTAATAATATAACCTCTACAACAAGGCAAGAGCCTATAAACAACGGGTTTATTAATGGATGGAAAGTAAAAGCAATTAATGGAGTTGATTCTACCAAGTTAAAAATAAAAAAATAATTAACAATTAAAACTAAAGGATTATGTCAAATGTGACTCCAATGTTTGGGACAATTAAACCGTCTCAAAAACAACAAGCCTTAGAAACCAACTATTTAAACTTTACAGATGGTTCAGGCAATGATTTTGCACAACAATATTTACCAGAAATCTATGAAGCTGAAGTAGAGCGTTATGGAAATAGAACTCTTTCTGGTTTCTTAAGAATGGTAGGAGCTGAAATGCCTATGTCTTCTGACCAAGTTGTTTGGTCTGAACAAAACCGTTTACATATTGCTTATAAAGAAGTATCTTGCGATAACGCTACTCAATTAAGTTTTGTAACTGATAGTACAAACGGCCCTAACTTTGTTAACAACGTAATTTCTGTTGGACAAACTTTAGTAGTTATGAGTCCTTCTACAGGAAAAGAACTTAAAGTTTATGTTACTGCTTCTACTGCAGATGCTGCTACTGGAACTGGTGGAGATACTGATCCAGCTTTGCTTACTGTTAAACCATATACTCAAGCTACTTTAGTTAGTGGACCAGTAGATTTTACTGATGCTACAGATCTTAAAATCTTTGTTTATGGTTCTGAGTTTAGAAAAGGAACTACAGATCAAACGATTAATTCTGTAACTCCTTCGTTTACACAATTTAGTAACTCTCCAATCATTATCAAAGAAAGATACCAAGTGTCTGGATCTGATACTGCTCAAATTGGATGGGTTGAGGTTGCTACTGAAGATGGAACAGGCGGTTTCTTATGGTACTTAAAAGCTGAATCTGAAACAAGATTACGTTTTGAAGATTACTTAGAGATGTCTGTAATTGAAGGTGAGTTAGTTTCTGGAACATCTACTTTAGATACTGGGAATGGAATTAAAGGTACTCAAGGTTTATTCGCAGCTATCAAAGAAAGAGGTAACACTGTAAATAACTTTACTGCTGCTTCTGGTTTATCTGATTTTGATTCAATTTTGAAAAACTTAGATACTCAAGGAGCTATTGAGGAAAACATGTTATTCTTAAACAGAGCTACGTCTCTTGACTTTGATGATATGCTTGCTTCTTTATCTTCTGGAGCTGCTGGTGGTGTTGCTTATGGTTTATTTGAAAACTCTGAGCAAATGGCACTTAACTTAGGTTTTTCTGGATTCAGAAGAGGATCTTATGATTTCTACAAAACTGACTGGAAATACTTAAATGATGCTTCTACTCGTGGAGGTATGATCAATACGTCTATTGACGGTGTATTAGTTCCAGCAGGTACTTCTACAGTTTACGATCAACAATTAGGAACTAACATCCGTCGTCCGTTCTTACACGTTCGTTATAGAGCTAACCAAGCTGATGACAGACGTATGAAGTCTTGGATCACTGGATCTGTTGGAGGAGCTTACACATCTGATTTAGATGCAATGCAAGTTCACTTCTTGTCAGAAAGATGTTTAGTGACTCAAGGAGCTAATAACTTCGTATTGTTTACAGCTTCTGTATAACAAATAAGTAATGATTACCCCTATTGAACTGATAGGGGTATTTATTACCCTTTAAAACAATTATTAAATTATATTATATCATGGCAACAAAACCAATTGCAAAAACAAAAGAAACTTTAGTTGACGAAAAAATCGCAACGCCAGAATATGTTGAAGTTACTGAAAAAGTAACTCCAGCAAAAAAAGAACCTCAAAAACCAAAATGGGAAATTAAGGATCGTACTTATATTATAGCTGACAGCCATGCTGGTCTAACTTACACTTTACAAGGCAGACATTCTGTTAGATACCCGCTATTGTGGTTTAACGCAGAAAACGGCGAACAAGAAGAGTTACGCTATGCAACAAACCAGAATTCTCCATTAGTAAGCGAACAAAAAGGACAATCAACATTAGGTCATATTATATTTGAAAATGGAGTTCTTAATGTTCCAAAAGAAAAACAAAACTTACAAAAGTTATTATCAATTTATCATCCAGCATTAAATAAAAAATATAAAGAGTTTGATCCTGTTACTATTGCTGAAGATACTTTAGATGATTTAGAATTAGAAGTACAGGCAATGAATGCTGCGTTTGACATGGATATTGATATGGCAGAAGCAATTGTAAGAGTAGACGTTGGGTCTAGAGTAAATAAAATGAGTTCTAAAGAAATAAAAAGAGACTTGTTATTACTTGCTAGAAAAAATCCAGCATTATTTTTAGATTTAGCAAATGATGAAAATGTACCGTTAAGGAATTTAGCTATTAGAGCAGCGGAATTAGGAATTATAAAATTATCACAAGACCAAAGAACATTTACTTGGGGTGAAAACGGAAGGAAACTAATGACTGTTCCATTTGATGAAAATCCGTATTCTGCAATGGCAGCATTTTTCAAAACAGATGAAGGTGTAGAAATCTTTAAGTCTATAGAGAAAAAACTTAAATAATACGTAATATTAATATATAGGCGGTGGCGTTCGTTACCGCCTAAATATTATAATAAAAATACAAGATGGCAATAAATGTAGATACAGTTTATAGAACTGTTTTATTAATAATCAATAAAGAACAAAGAGGTTATTTAACCCCTGACGAATTTAATAAAACCGCAACGCAAGTTCAACTTGAAATATTCAATGAATACTTTGAGGATCTTAACCAGCAAATACGTGTGCCAGAAAACGATAGTGAATACGCTAATCGTAATAAAAATTTACAAGAAAAAATAGCAATCTTCCATGCAAGTGGAAATTGTAATTACATAAATGGATACTTTAATGTTCCATCTACATCAAACGTTTCCGTTAGTGAAACATTAACTTCAGTAGGAACTTCCACAAGTTACACATTATCAATTTTAACAGCAGCACAATTAGCATCGGGATTAGTAACAGTTTCATTTAATGGAATTTTACAAGACGATTCTACTTGGAATATTAATGGTAATATATTAATATTAACCGCTCCTCCTACAGCCGGTACAAATATACTAATATCGGTTTATCCTTACGACTTTTATAAGTTAGGTACTGTTATTCATAGAGACGAAAAAGAAGTGCAATACGTGCAGCCTAATGAGTTATTAGAGCTTAATTTATCACCACTTACAAAACCATCGTTATATTGGCCTGTATACAAATATAAAGATTTTAAAATCTATGTATATCCCCAAACTATAACAAGCGATATAACAGCAACCTACATAAGGAAACCTCTAAATCCATCATGGAACTTTACAATTGGCTTAGGCTCTCAATATATTTATAACCCAAATACATCGGTTAATTTTGAGTTGCACCCAATTGAACAAACAAACTTAATAACAAGAATATTACTTTACTCTGGGATAGTTATAAAAGACCCTCAGATAATCCAAATAGCAGCACAACAAGCACAGGCTGAAAATATGAATTCAAAAATCTAATAAAGTATGCCAATACCAAATAACGGATTAATAACCGAAAATAATAGACAATATTACGAAGGAGCGCAAGGCTTTATAGGAAACGATACTCAAACAACATTTTTAACTACATTCAATACTGATTTGATATTTGGTAGTTGGGATCCTAATGAAGTAAATTACGCTTTAAATAATTTTAAATTATATACAAGCCCTACGGCTCATCCTGATTCTTTTGAGGAATATCTTTTTGAGTATAATGTTATTGATAATGCAATAGTATTTCCAACTCCTCCGGAAGAAAATTTGTACATTGTAGTACAACTAAAAAAACTAAACGGAGGTGCTTATGGGATAGACTCAACTCAAAAAGCATACGGTCAAGCAACAGAAGATAACTATGGAAGTTACGCTTACATATCATTGAACGATGTTATAAATAATTTTATGGTTGCTTATGTTGGCGAAGGCAAATTAATACCACAGGTTAAGCGTACGGACGTTATTTTTCATGCTAAACGAAGCATGCAAGAATTTAGTTATGATACATTAAAAAGCATAAAATCACAAGAACTAACAGTTCCTAATTCTTTGAGTGTTATATTACCTCAAGATTATGTTAACTACGTAAAGCTTGCTTGGATCGATCATCATGGTATTAAAAGACCGATATACCCTACAAACAACCTAACAATAATACCATACGAAAAACCTTTACAAGATAATACCGGAGAACCAATACAAGATAATTTTGGTGACAATATAGAAGGTACCTCTATAACTGAACACAGATGGAAAGTTAATAATATAAACGCATTTAATAACTCTGGCGATCAGAATAGTAACCTTATTGGATATGGCTATGAACAATGGCTTTACTATGGATTCTTTGGACAAAGATATGGTCTTGATCCTCAATATTCAAATAGTAACGGTTATTTTACTATTAATGATAGAGAAGGTAAAATTTCTTTTAGTAGTAACTTGGTAAATAAAATAATTGTATTTGAATACATATCTGATGGCTTAGCATATGATTTAGACACAAGAGTTCCTAAATTAGCAGAGGAAGCTATGTATGCTTATATAATTCACGCAATAATGTCTTTAAGGATTAATCAACCTGAATATATTATTAATCGCCTTAAGCAAGAAAAAAGCGCAAAATTAAGAAATGCTAAAATTAGATTATCAAACATTAAGTTAGAAGAAATTACCCAAGTATTAAGAGGTCAATCTAAATGGATTAAACACTAAATTAAATGGCTGAAATTAAAAATAGTTTTCTATCGTCTAAAATGAATAAAGACTTAGATGATAGACTTCTCCCTAGTGGACAATATAGAGACGCATTAAATATATCTGTAGGCAAATCAGAAAATTCTGATATTGGTGCATTACAAAACGTTTTAGGTAATATAAAAATTACACCTGAAACTAATCCGGATTTGGAATGTATTGGCTATTTTATGGATAACCAAAACAATCGTATATTTCAATTTTTAACCGATTATATTGATCCGTCTCCTAATAATATTACTTATCCTACCTCAGGAACAATGAAGATAACCATGTGTAACTTCAATGATCCTGCCTCGTATGTAACATTAGTTGAAGGATTATTTTTAAATTTTGCAAAAAATAATGAATTTAGCATAACTGGTGTAAATTTAATTGAGGGGTTATTGTTTTGGACTGATAATAGGAATCAACCTAGAAAAATAAATGTAGCTAATGCATTGAACACACCTGGTTATTATACAACAGAAGAACAAATATCAGTTGCAAAATACGCTCCTGTGGATCCAATTACAATGTACCGCAAAGCTTCCGCTATTGTAACAGACGCAAGTACCTCCCCTGTATTATATTTAACCAATACTTTTGGTATTGTTCCTGGAATGACAGTCATATCAGAAAATATAACAGGAGCGGAGTATATAACGGTTGCCGGAGTGTTTGGTACTACAATAACATTATATGAAGCACCAACAACACCTATAGTAAATGGTGATGAATTAACGTTTTTAATATCCACTATGTCGGATAAATCAGATGTTCCTACATGGCCCGGAGATCCTGTTTTTTTAGAAGACAAATACGTACGTTTTAGTTATCGTTTTAAATATGATGATAACGAATACTCTTTGATGGCTCCATTTACACAAATAGCATATATACCAAAGCAAAAAGGCTATTTTATCGCTGGTAATGAAACAGATGCTTATAGAAGTACTATTTTAAATTGGTTTGAAAACAATATAAACAACATTGAATTAGTCGTACCTTTCCCCGATAAGGTAGGCAGTTTAGCCGATAGTTATAAAATAACAGAAGTTGATATTTTGTACAAAGAATCCGACTCACTTGTTGTTAGCGTTTTTGAAACAATACCTATATCGTCTATAAATACCCCAATTAATACTAATAATAATTACTATATACAACCATATCAGTCACAAAAACCATATAAAACACTACCAGAAGCTCAAACTATAAGAGTGTATGATAAGGTGCCTGTTAGAGCAAGAGCTCAGGAATTGTCTGGTAATAGAGTAATTTATGGAAATTATTTTGACAAATATACTTGCTTATCCTCTATAAATTATAACCTGTCTATACAGCCTAAGTCACCACAAGGGACTAACTTTATAGAATACCCAAATCACACTTTAAAAAAGAATAGGAATTATCAGGTAGGATTTGTATTAGCAGACAAGTTTGGAAGACAATCATCTGTTATATTATCAACAGTGGATTTAATAAGCCCAAGTATTGGAGGTGGCGAATACGCTAGAGGATCTACCATTTATTCAGGCTACAACAATAATCTTTTATTTGAAGATGTACGTTCTTGGTTTGGGGATGCTTTAATATTATACCTAAATTCTCCTATAAATCAGGATAAATATATACCAAGCGGACAACCTGGATTGTATGCAATACCAACTTCAAATTCGGGGTTTGCGATTACAGCATCGACAATAACGAATACAACATATACGTACACTTTAGATATAACAGCTGCGTTGAATACTCCTCCGGTTGAAGGAAACATAATGAGAGGATTTCATACAGATTATGTTAAAGTCTTGTCAAACCCTGTGCCAACCGCAAATCCTAATGAGTATACAATAACTACAAGCGGTAGAGTTGGAGATATATATAAATACACTCTGTTAGCAGGAGGTGTGAAAGATATTAAATTTTCATACGAATATAATCCTATTGGCTGGTATTCATATAAAATAGTTGTTAAACAACAAGAACAAGATTATTATAATGTGTATCTACCTGGAATGCTAAATGGATACCCGAAGAATCAAACCTCGGGATCCCAAGTGGTATATTCTGGAAGTGGAGCTACTGCAACATCTACATTAGAAAACGGTATAAATATTACACAGTTTCCTGTTAGTGAAACAGGTAATACAGCACATATTGTATTAATTAATGACAATATAAATAAAGTGCCTAGTGATTTATCAGAGGTTGGTCCAGATCAAAGGCAATATAGAAGTAGTGTTCAATTATATGGTAGAGTTGAGAACACAGAGGCGACTGTAGATATTATTGGAGAAATTCCAGCATATTCAGCTAAGGTAACAACTATAACTTACGATACAACAACAGTTGGTCAAGGGGATTGGATTTTAATAAAGCCAGGCGATGGTATACAATGCGTTGAAGCTAATGCTCCTATTCCAAATCCGGATCCGCTATTAGGTGGCACAGTGCCTAATCCATATAGATGGTTAGGAGATACAGTTGTTGTTTCAAATGAAATTGTAGGTACTACCGGTACTATTGTAATATCTTCACCTAACTGGATACTGCAAGCTGCTCAAGACCCGAATGGAGATAATTATATTAATTTTATAATTACCAGAGCAGAAAATAAACAATATTTCCCAACCAGAAAAGCAGATACCGTAATAGCTATAGCAGCTGCTAATGAGTTTAATTTTTTAAGCAATTCACAAGATAACTTAAGTGGTACCGCTGGGTTGAATTTTTATCAATTACAGAACAGCCCAAAAATAGGTAGAGTATCTACTATTAATAAAATTGGTGTGGTCGCTTCTGATATGATACCTTTTTTAAGTGTATACGAAACAAGACCGGTTCAAAGTTTATTAGAATTATTTTGGGAAACAGCTACAACAGGGTTAATATCAGATTTAAACACCGACGTGTTAACTGGATTTGAAGGTCCTTCGCGTTTTGAAGAAGTTAACTATACTCAATTCGAGCATCAAAATCCTAACGGAACAGACTTAGACCCGAATAATCAAGGGGAAGCAAACTCAAAATATATAACAAGTGAATTTTACGTAGTAAATCAAAACGGGTTTCTTTTACCAAATACAACAGTTACTTTGTTATCAATTATAGATGGTAATGGTAATTCCAGGCTAGCAGATTTCGATATTGAAAGTATGGGAGGATCTCCTTCTGTATATAGACTATATATTAAAAATCCATTTGTATTTAACAATAATGCCGGTACCGCTGAAAGATATGTTTTCACATTTAATGTTGTGGATTTAGATAATCCATCTACTGCTAGCCAATTAACCATTGCCGGTAGGCTGGGTAATAATAATCCTATTATAACAACAGAAGAAACAAATTATAATATAACCCAAGATACAACAAGTATTGTAACTTTAGAAGCTAATAACGGTTCATTTTCATTAGCTGAAACAGGATTAAAATGGGCTATAGTTAGTGGAGATACTACTATACCTTCTTTTAATATAACACCATATACAGGAGAGTTGTCATTAATAAACGACCAAGTTCCAATAGGTGTATATAATTTAGTTATAAGAGTTCAGGATGCTGTTAATACCGATACGGGAGCGATATTGCTTCCTGAAGCAACAAACTTTGGGACAAAATCAGATACAATAACATTGACAATAAATGTTGGTGATGACCCTGTTAATTATTGGTTAAGACCAGATTTTCAAAGTTCTTCTGCTGTTACAGGTAATGTTAGCTGTGGAAGCGTTACTCCTATTACCCCTAAATATGGTATGGTTTATATAGGCAAAAATGCAACTCCTAATAGTTCTTATATGCCGGTAGTACCTGGGTCTGGTAGCGTATATCAATTTATTGACAATGTAGAGGTAATAAATGCATCGGGCTATGGGGTTAACCCAATAATACCGACCGGATTGACTCAAGGAGAATATAGATTTGAGGTAGAATTAACAGTTCCTCCTCCAGCGCTTTGTGATGTTGAGTTAGGAATTGCTACAATAAGAGCTTCTGCAGAAATTTACTTATATAAAAGAATATATAACGCTTCAACTCCTAATCCGTGGGCATTAGTAAATAATGAAAATAATTACGGAATTCCAACTCCTATTTATACTATAGGTCAATTGGTAGTTAACACGTCTGATGATGGAAGCGGGCCTGTGTATCAACCTACTCAAGTATTAACTACTTCGTTTGCGATTGCTGCAGATGGAAACCCTGATATTTCATACGAATATGCTGTAGGTATAAAGTTAATTCAATCGCTCACAAATACAGATGATACTTTTCCTTTCGTTACAATTTACGGAAGAGATGCAAATTATACTTATTCTGTTCCTCCAGCTTTGCCGGTACAGCCATTTTCTCCTCCAATAACAACATCTTTCTCTTACTTTACAGGAATAGAGGAATATAGTATTGTTCCTCCAGGAGAAACCTCAGCAGTGCCTTATTTAACGCAGGATGCTGCAATTGGTACAATATATAATTCACCTACAAATACTGTAGGATCAGGTACAATATTACCTTTAGACGAATCGGTAGAACTTATTTTAGCAACACCTAATGAACAAATTGTTCCAGGATTGTCTTATATTTTTACTTCTTTGTCAATCCCTCCTTTTAACGGTTTTGTAACTGGCATAAATGTTGATGGTAATCCAAGTAAAATTGCTTTACAATTATTTAGCCCTTATAGTGGTGTAGTTCCAGGCAATTTAGCGGGTGGGAATATAAGTGTAAGTACAGTTTCACAAACAAATCCACCATCAATTGGTAGATTATACGCGAATACAGAAGAAGGAACCGAAATAAAAAGATTTTATACGGACAGTGCTCTTACTCAAAAATGGATACCACCTGTAGCAGATAGATTTTATAATTTCCAAACCTCTAAAGACTACAATCCTGGTAATGTTATTTTTGGAACGTCAGGACCATTAAGATACAGTAATTATCCATATTATTCTGCTAAGTTCAATGCAGAAGGAGAGGTAATATCTCAAATAGCTCCTACTCCAAACATACAAACCGCTTGGGTTGGACAAAATAATAATAATGATGCTCCATTGCCTATTGCGAATTATAGTTATAATGTATATTACGAAATAATAACATAAAGCATTATAATTAAACTAAAAATACTATAAAACAAGTGATTATAAAATATGGCAGCAATACTAGAATTAAAATACTTTAACTCTTTTTGGTTAAAGAAACTCGATACAATAGTAGAAGTAGAAAATACAACAGCTAATTTAGTTTCAGCTGTTGTAGAATCTACTAATTTAGAGTTGACTGCGGCTAATGCAAATATAGGGGTAGGACAACTTGTTACTTGGGCTTCTCAAGCTGAAGGAAGCGGTCCGTATTTTATATATAAAATTACTGATCCTACGAATATTATATTAAATGAGGCAGTTAGCATTCCGGTAACAGATTTAATTACTTTTGGACCAATACAAGATTTCACATATATACCAGCAGCGTACGAAGCAGAACCAACAGATTGGTATGTAGAAGAAGCTAGAATACGAGGTGGATATAATAATACAAATGTTGATCTAGGAGTAAAAGCCTATATTGTTGAAGAAGAAGATAAACAGCAGCATAGACAAAGTTCTTTAATATATTCAGGTGTATTCAATTCAAGAACTGGAATAAATAATACAAACCAATTTGCAGCGGGTTCTGATATAACACGAAGTTTAGATCCAGCGCTTGGATCAATACAAAAATTATATTCAGAAGACACTAACTTAATTATATTTCAAGAATTAAAGGTTAGTAGAGCATTGATTGATAAAGACGCGATTTATTCAGCGGAGGGTCAACCAATAACTACATCTGGAGCCATCGTTATAGGGCAAGTACAACCTTATGCTGGTAACTATGGTATATCTACAAACCCCGAAAGCTTTGCTGTTTACGGATATAGAAAATACTTTACAGATAGAACGCAAAATGTTGTTTTAAGATTATCTCAAGATGGTATAACAGAAATTTCTGCTTATGGCATGCTAGATTTTTTTAGGGATAACTTAGCGTTAGTTGGTAATAACGGCAAAATTGTAGGAGCTTGGGATATGCATAGTAAGCAATACGTGCTTTCATTACAACCTCAGGGAACTACGGATTTTAAAACATTGACATTTGACGAAGACGTAAATGGCTGGACAAGTTTGTTTTCATACAAACCAAACCTAGGTGGTAGTTTATTAAATAATTATTATACTTTTAAAGATGGTAATATATGGAGACATTATGCAGATCCTAATTTAGATAATGTACCTTATGCTAATTTTTATGGCTTACAATACAATTCAGATGTTACATTAATTTTAAATTCAAATGTATCATTAACCAAAAATTTTAACACAATAAACTACGAGGGTAGCTCTGGATGGAGTTTAGATAATTTGTATACAAATACTGATACAGCAATTCCAATAAGTAATAGCACAGAGGTACTTACATTATCTGATTTAGAAAACCAATTGTTTTTAAATAATTTCAAAAGAAAAGAAGATAAGTTTTTTGCTAATATTATAAACAGTTCGACTCCTGGATATGGAAATGTTATTTACGGAAATTCAATATCAGGTATTAAAGGTTTCTACGCTACAGCAAAGTTATCTTTTACCAATCCACCTGCAATTTCAACAACTCCAATTAAGGCCGAGCTGTTTGCAGTGTCTTTAGAATACGTTGAATCATCATATTAAATTTAATTAAATGTCAAAATTAACTAAGAAAGAATTAACCATAAGAGCTCAGATAGACTCGTTAGAAGCTGCTTTAATGAATCATTCTGAAGAATTAGGGTTAGTAGTAGGAGATTCAGAAATGTTCCCTTTAAAGCACACTTTTGTGGACGGTTTATATGTAAGAGAAATGACGATGCCTAAGAACCATTTTGCTATCGGCAAATTACAAAAGCATGAACATCTTTGGATGTTGCTTAAAGGTAAATTAACTGTTACAACCCAATCAGGAAGTGAAGAATATATAGGCCCTTGTTATGTGAAAGCCAAACCGGGTGAAAAAAAAGCGGTATATGCACATGAAGATTCTGTTTTTGTAAACATATATCCAAATCCAGATAATAAACAAGATTTAGAAAAAATAGAAAATACTTGGATAGCTAAAAACTATTTAGAGTATGAGGAATTTAAAAAATTAAAAAAATAAAATATGTCGTATGTAGCTATAGGAGGAGCTGCTGTAAGTATCGTTGGTGGTATTTTTGGCAGTGGCAAAGCAAAAAAAAGGGAAAGAGCAGCTTCGGCTGAGAAAGCTAGGCTTGCAGCAGAATTGAATCGTTTAGAAAACAGTAGACAGGCTATTATAAATCCGTGGGCTACTTCTAGAGATATGAGTTCTTTAATACAAGACAGTTCTTCTTTAGTAACCAACACATTTGCTAATCTTGGAGTAGCTACTCAAGCATCAAGATTTGAAGCAGAACAAATTGATATTTCATTAGCTAATACATTGGATACTTTAAGAGAAACTGGAGCAAGTGCTGGTGGAGCAACAGCTTTAGCTAATGCTGCGTTAAAAGCAAAGCAAGGTATATCTGCTAATATAGAACAACAAGAAGCTAAAAATGAGCAATTAAGAGCTCAAGGGCAACAAGATCTTGAAAGAATTAAATTAGCTGAAGCTCAAAGAGTGCAAGCAGCTCAGTTAGGAGAGGCTCAAAGAATACAAGGAGCTGAGGCAGCTGGAGCGCAATTTATGTTTGGAGCACGTGAAAATAGAGAACAACAACAACTTGATAGAGTAGCTGGTCAAATGGGATTAGCTGCTAATAGGGAATTTCAAGCACAAGCAGATCAAACGGCTGCATTGACAGGCATGCTTGGATCAGTAACCTCTTTAGCCGGTACGGCTGCTGCAAATTATGCTAGCAGGCAGAATTCAAAAGACAGTTTAGACGCTGCTAAAATAGCTGCTGGAATTCCTCTTTAATAAAAATATAAACAATTAACATAAATGGGAGCATACGCAAATCCACAAGAAATAGAAGGGCAATTTGATCTTACTCAAAATCAGAGAAACCTACAACGCATGTTTGATACGGTAACAGCTTCAGCAATGAATGCTTCTGAAAGGATAGCTAAAGAGCAGGAGGTTAACGCAAAACGAATTCAAGCAGCATTAAACGAAAGCCAAGAAGGAGAGGCTAAATTACAACTTCTTTTACAAAACGGCGTTGCAAAAGCAAAAACCGGAATGAACTATGACTGCTATCAAGAGGGAATAAAAGAATGGACTAAAATAAATAATAAAATTAATTTAGGAGGAGCTACTCCTGAAGATAAAAGGAAAGCTTCTCAAATCATAGCAAGTATAAGCAATTTTGCTAATACAGCAGCAAATACCGCTCCTATGATTGAAGAGCTTGAAGAATCTAAAAAGCTGGTAGGCGAGGGAGCTCCGGATTTATACGGATGCAATCCGAATATAATTAGACTTATGAATGGTTTAAAAAATAAGGATGGTAGCGTTGTTCAGCCATCTTTTTATAAAGATGCAGATGGTAAAAATGATTATACGAATGAAGGCTATACTCTTTTTGGATATGAAGATAAAGATGGTACAAAATATCCAGAAGTGTTTATAAGTGGTCAAGAATTAGAAAAAGCTTTAAGTGGAGGAGGTCCGAATGGAATGGTATATAAAAAAAGTTATTCTAGTGATAATAAGAAAATATCCG